TAGATAAACTTAAGAACTTAAATTGTGATGTGAGAGTGATAGCTTCATTTCAAGAAGTAGATAAGTTTATAGAGGAGGGGATGCCTAAATGAAGTTTATACCACATGAATACCAAAAATACTGTATTGATAGAATGATAAATGATGATAAATTAGGGCTTATGCTGGATATGGGGTTAGGAAAAACCATCATAACCTTAACAGCAATATCAGATTTAAAATTTAATAGATTTGAAGTTGGAAAAGTATTAATAATAGCCCCAAAAAAAGTCGCAGAGGCTACCTGGACAGATGAGATAGCAAAATGGGATCATTTATCTATACTAAAAACATCTCTCGTTTTAGGGGGCCTACAAAAGCGTATAAAGGCACTTGCAAAAACAGCAGATATTTATGTGATAAATAGAGAGAATGTTACCTGGTTAGTTGATTACTATAAAAATGCATGGCCATTCGATATGGTGGTACTTGATGAATGGTCTAGCTTTAAAAATCATCAGTCTAAAAGATTCAAAAGTTTGAAAGTTATAAGGAATAAGATAACTAGAATAGTTGGACTTACAGGTACTCCTGCACCTAATGGGTTGATAGACTTGTGGGCTCAACTGTATCTATTGGACCAGGGAGAAAGACTAGAAAAGACTATAGGGGAATTTAGAGAAAGATATTTTGAACCAGGGCAAAGAAACAGAACTGTGATTTTTAACTATGATGCCAAAGAAGGATCTAATGAAGCCATACATGAAAAAATATCAGATATCTGTATATCTATGAAAGCAGAAGATTATTTGGAACTACCAGACATAATCTATGAGCAAGTACCTGTAGTTTTGGATAGCAAGGCTAAGAAATCATATGATGAGCTTGAGAAAAAAGCCATACTTGAACTTGAAGACACTGAAATCACAGTTGCAAATGCGGCAGCGCTATCTAACAAGTTATTACAATTAGCAAATGGAGCTATCTATGATGAGAACAGAAAAGTTTTTGAAGTTCACGACTGTAAAATTGAAAGATTTTTAGAACTAATAGAACAATTAAATGGAAAACCTGCTTTAGTATTCTATAACTTTCAACATGATAAAGACAGAATAGTTGAAGCTTTAAAAGATTCTAAATTGAGAATAAGACTTTTGAAAACTCCACAAGACCAACTAGACTGGAACAGAGGAGAAATTGATATACTGCTAGCCCACCCAGCAAGTGCTGCTTATGGGCTTAACTTACAAGCTGGAGGTAATCATGTGATATGGTTTGGACTTAACTGGAGCTTAGAATTATATCAACAAGCAAATAAAAGACTACATAGGCAAGGACAAACAGAAAAAGTAATTATACATCACTTGGTCTGTAAAGAAACTAGAGATGAAGATGTCATGGAAGCATTACAAAATAAAGGAGATGTACAAGATGCACTTGTTGAGAGTTTGAAAGTTAGAATTATGAAAGTCAAAGAAGCAAATAAAAATAACAAGGAGTAGATTAAATTGGAAATAGACTTAAATAAACTGATGAACTATAAATCTTTAGCATATGGAGCATCAGATATAACACAATTAGAAAAAGTTAAAGAAGAGTATAAAGAACTTCTAGCAGAAGTTAGAGAAACTAGTACTTTCATAGAGATTAAAAATAGAGATAATTTTGTTGCAGAAGCTTTAGATCTTATAACTGCTACTATAAATTTACTAATGCTTAGTGGATTTAATGAGCAAGATTTTCAAAAGCATATCGAGAAATTAGAAAGCTACAAAAATGGGAAATATAAGAATTGGGAAGGAGTGGAATTGACATGACATTAGAACAAATAGTAGAAGATTTAGAAAAGCAAGGATATATTGTGAGAACTATATTTCCAATACTGCCAAACAGTTTTGGATTTAATGATGATTTTGAAAATTTAATCGATGATAATGGTTTTTGGTTGGAAGATATTAAATATCCAGAAGGACAAGAAGCAATAAAATTTGGAGAGGATATTGAAGATTTTGAATTTACAACAGAAGATTTTAACAGCATAAAATGGAAGGGCTATAATTGGTTAGTTATTATTGATAGAAAAATGGGAGAATATTCTGGCACTTCATATCTTCAAGCATACAAAGATATATTAAATTTAAAAGTGGAGGGATAAAATTGGCAACAAAAGATATAAAAGAACTTCAAAAAATAATTGAAAAATTAGGGAATGGAGAATATGAAATAAAAATTAAAGATGGAAAAATTATAAAAATAAATCAAGAAGAAAACTTGACTCCATATCAAAGAACTGAAAGATTACTTGTGAACTATAATAATTTAAAAAATAGAAAAGAATATTTAAAAAATAGTTTGAATAGTATTGAATTAAAAAAAATATACTCTATAAATGAAATAAAAGCCACTAACAAGGATAATCTGAGTGACTTAGAAAAAATAGAGATTATAAAAAATGAGAGGATTAAGGAAATAGAAAACATAAATGGACTTATTGAATTTATTGATTATGGACTTTCTTTTATTCAAGGAAAAAAGTATGAAGAAATTATTTCCTTGATTTACTTCCAGCATTTTAGAATTGAGGGAGTAGCTAATAAATTAGGCATAGATGAGAGTACTGTAAAAAGAAATAAAAGTTTGCTTGTTGAAGAAATAGCAACAAACCTATTTCAAAATGATATTTTGGAAAAATTAAATAAATTAATTTCATAAAATGCACCTATTTTGCACCTAAAATGCCCTTGTAAGTATTTTTTATATAATATATAATGTTATCATATGAAATAGCTAGGGAGCTTTTAAAAGGCATTTTTCCCTTAAAGTAGTTCAAGACTCTACTCTAAAAAAGTCTTAATCTTATGGGGCATTAGTTTTAAAGACTAGAATAACAGCGATTGATATTCATTGGTGCAAATCCAATATGCCCCTTTAAAATAATTACATCAATACTTCTGTGGTTCTTAAATGACAAGCTAAGGCTTTTACAGAAGTATTTTTTATTTATAAAATGGAGGTGAAAAGATTGACTAAACAAGATTTATTTGTGAAAGAATATTTGAAAGACTTAAATGGTACGCAAGCATATATCAGAGCAGGATATAAAGTTAAAGATGAGAATACAGCTGCTGTTAATGCAAGTAAATTGCTAAGAAATGCTAAGGTACAAGAAAAAATACAAGTTGCAATGAAAGAAAGAGAAAAAAGGACTGAAATAACACAAGATAGAGTATTAAAAGAGATTGCTAATTTAGCTTTTACAGATAGAACTGGAATAGTTAATCTTAATAATAATAGAGTTATAATTAAAAATTTTGATGAGTTAAGTCCTGAACAAAAAGCATGTATATCTGGAGTTAAGGAAACTAAATTTGGGATAGAAGTAACATTTTATAATAAAGAAAAAGCACTAGAAATGCTAGGTAGACATCTTGGAATGTTTACTGAAAAGCTAGAAGTAAAAGGAGAACTAAAAACAGAGGATCCTTTTAAAGGATTATCAACAGATGAACTAAAAAAGGTGATATTTGGTGGAGATAAATAAAGAAGCGATAAAAAGAGCAAAAATAGAACTTGCAAGACGTGAGTTCTTTTTTTATTGTTATTTAAAAGCTCCTAACTTCTATAAATATGAGAGAAAATTTTTAGTTGATTTATGTAATGATTTACAAAACTTTCTTACAAGTGATGATGAAGTACTTATTTTAAACCTTCCACCTAGACATGGAAAGTCAAGAACGGTAGGAAATTTAGTAGAGTGGTTACTTGGTAGAGATATAAATGCAAAAATAATGACAGGAAGTTATAATGAAACTTTATCAACTACTTTTTCTAAAAATGTTAGAAATACTATACAAGAAGTAAAAGGTGATAAAGATAAGATAGTTTTTTCAGATATATTTCCTGGAGTAAGTATAAAACAAGGTGATGGTGCTATGAACCTTTGGAGTTTAGAAGGTGGATACAATAACTATCTAGCTACTGCACCTGGTGGAACTGCTACAGGGTTTGGTTGTAGTCTTATGATAATAGATGACTTGATCAAAAATGCAGAAGAAGCTTACAATGTTAATGTTTTAGACAAACATTGGGAATGGTATTCACAAACAATGCTTTCAAGACTTGAAGAATGTGGAAAAATAATAATCATAATGACTCGTTGGGTTACTGGTGATTTAGCTGGTAGAGCAATAGAACATTATAAAGCAGAAGGTAAAAAGATAAAACATATAAAAATGAAAGCTGTTCAAGATGATAAAGGTACTATGCTTTGTGATGAAATACTAAGTTATAAATCTTACTTGTCAAAAGCTAAAGCTATGGGACCAGAAATAGCTTCAGCTAACTACCAACAAGAACCTATTGATGTGAAAGGTAGATTATACAGTAGTATAAAAACATATAATCAGTTGCCTATGGATTCAAATAATAACTTATTATTTACAGCATATAAAAACTATACAGATACAGCTGATACTGGAGAAGATTACTTATGTTCTATTTGCTATGGAGTATATAACAAGGAAGCATATATTTTAGATGTTTTATATACAAAAGAGCCTATGGAGATAACGGAACCAGCAACTGCTAAAATATTAATTGAGAATAATATAAAAGAAGCTGATATAGAATCTAATAATGGTGGTAGAGGTTTTGCAAGAGCAGTAGATAAACATTTATTAGAAAAATATAATAGCAATCGTTGTAAGGTTAGATGGTTTCATCAAACACAAAACAAAAGAGCTAGAATATTATCTAATGCAACTTGGGTTATGGAACATATTTATTTCCCAGTTAACTGGGCTGATAGGTGGCCAGAATTTTATAAAGCTATAACTACTTATCAGAAGGAAGGAAAAAATAAAAATGATGATGCTCCTGATGTCCTTACAGGGATAGCTGAAAAATGTAATAAAGTATCAGGATTATCTTTTGATTAAGGAGTTAATAATGTGGGAATGGATAAAGAAATTATTTAAAAAGCCAAAGGTGGAAAATATGGAGATTAGAAAACTTGAATATTTAATAAGTCAATGGCTTTCTTCAAAAACTAGAGTGGACCAGGTGAATGGAGAAAGATATTACAAAGGAAGTCATGACATATTAAGTAAAAAAAGAAAAGCAATAGTAGAAGGAGGTAGATTAGAAGATATTGATAATTTAGTCAATTCTAAACTTATTGATAACCAATATTCGAAAATGGTTGACCAAAAAGTTAATTATCTTTTGGCCAAGAAACCAACTTTTATTTGTGAAAATGAAAATGTTTTGAAATTATTTGGTAATAAGTTTCTAAGAACTTTAAGAAATTTAGGAGAGGATACTCTTAATGGTGGTATAGGTTGGATATATCCATATTTTAACCAAAAAGGTGAATTACAATTTAGAAAATTTGAACCTTCTGAAATATTACCAATATGGAAAGATAATAATAAAGATGAATTAGAATTAGTTATAAGATTATATGAAGTCTTAGAGTTTCAACATAATAGTTTAGTGACAGTTAAAAAAGTAGAGGTTTACTCAGGAAATGGAGTAGACTTTTTTATTTGGAATGATAGTTTGAAACCTTTAGGACATTCAGACTATATATCAATAGGAGAAGAAACATACAACTGGGGAAAAGTTCCATTAATTCCTTTTAGAAGTAATAACTTAGAGCAACCTTTGATATGTAGAGTTAAATGCTTACAAGATGCCTTGAATGAAATAATTTCTAAATTTCAAGATAATATGATGGAAGATGCAGGAAGTACAATTTTAATCCTAACTAACTAT